ATTTAATATACTTAATACATTGCGGCAATCGAAGGTAGTGCGTAAAGAATGGATAACTCTTCCTGAGTTACACTCTTTTTACAAATTACCATCTATTATCACGTGTACAAAAGGTAGTCTTAAGTCCCTTAAACTGCTAAATAGTCGTATCGTATCATTGGTAAGTACCAATGGTTGGTCTTTCACCTTTCTTTATTTGAAAGAGGTGTTAAGATTAACAATACGAGCACTAGGAGGTCAACCGGAAACTTCTTGGGATAATTCTATCCCTCGGGTTAAACGAGACTTCTCCGGCCTTCCTACTATAATTCCTTCTCTTATACGTCTCGCTCTTCGCGAGCCGGATAAGAATGTGAATATAGTGAGAGTTACACTTTGTGTACTTTCCGTATTCCGTGTATTTAAAGTACCTGTTAAACCATCATTGGATAGCATTATTGCTCCCTTTAATGGAATAGCTCGTACGTATGATTACTTAGTCATACGTAAAGCTTTAAATAAACTGAATTTGAAGGTTAAATTTTCAATCTTTAAAGGTTTCATTTCCGAATCCTCAGGACCTAATAGCAAATTTGCAACTTGGGGGGCTTCTATTGATGCATTAGCATTTTTAGAGTACCCTCGGCAATTTTTAACATTTGTTAAAATTGCTTTAGTTACTAAGAGCTACTGGTATTTAGCTGTGTTCATCACTATTATTATAGTGAATGGTCCGCTTTATTTCATCCTAAGAATATGTGGAATGGTGAACCCGTTAAGAATGGGAAAACTTTCTACCGTTTACGATCAAGCTGGAAAAGCCAGAGTTGTTGCAATAACAAACTGGTGGATTCAACTTGCTTTAAAACCTTTACATGAGAGTATCTTCTTATCGCTCCGTAAATGGAGTGATATAGATGGTACTTTTGATCAAGGAAAACCTCTTCTTCGTTTATACAAAGATAGAGATCCTAGATACAAATTTTCATGTTTTGATTTATCGTCAGCGACAGATCGTTTACCTATTACCCTACAAGTGGATATACTAAATGCTTTAGGCGTTAGAGGAGACTTGTGGTCCGAGTTATTGAATTTCCAATGGTCTATATCAGGTGATCTTTTTAAGCTTAGTGATAAGTTTAAAATCAATCAACTGGTAGGTATTCCGCAAAATATCCTCTGGAAAGAGGCTTTTGTTAAATACGCTGTTGGTCAACCTATGGGTGCCTACTCGAGTTGGGGAATGTTGGCTGTAACACATCATGTTATAGTTCAAATTGCTGCAATACGGGCTGGTTTCAGTGTTAACACTTTCAGACAGTACTGCGTACTCGGTGACGATATCGTTATTAATAATGATAGAGTTGCCGCTCACTACCAGGAACTAATGTCCACACTTGGTGTAGGTATCAATCCTAGCAAGTCAATTATATCTTATGATGTAGTTGAATTTGCGAAACGTTGGCTTACTCCTTATGGTGAGATTTCACCACTAGGTCCAGGAAATATCCTGAACTGTAGTAGAAATCCCGGGGCATTAGGTAGTCTATTGTATGAAGCACACCATAAAGGTTATTTCGATACTTCTGGCCATTTGTTAAATCTATTGCCTTATTTGCCAGGAACTTATTCCTCGCATATGGCTTTAGCTTTGAACACTATGTTCGGCTTAACTGGGTGCTTCCATCCCACAGGCCAACTAGACATGAAAGTGTTGAGTTGGTGTTCCTATGGTGAGATGAATGACCCTTTACTTATTCGTTACTCTTTTTATAATGGTCTATTACAGACCCTTGTAACAGAGTTACGTGATAAAGTGCGAACTAACCGTGAACTCGAGCAACGTTTCTTACGAAACGTTACCCGGATTACCGGAGTTAAAAGCAGAGCTCTTAGATTACTTGAGCTGTTATCTTTACCTATTAACCCGGGTTTATACCTGTATTACATCTCTGTTGTTAAAACAGAGGCTGAGATACTGGAAGAAACTACCTTTCTATTTCAAAATAGACCTGGTAGCTGGGATGATATTAAGACGATTGCAAATCGTAGCCCTCAGATCGTTCCTGCACTCCTTGATTGGGGTGTTCGGAATGACCGGCAAGCTGCCAAAGACTTTGGAAAATTTTATCGTAAGTTGGATTTTGCTATAATGCAAACCCACCGAGATTTAATACCAATGGCCGGAGCAGATGGA